ACACTGTCAGCGATCAGCGAGCAGATACGTCCGCAGGGTCAGGCGCACGATCAGGATGTCTGGCACGCTTACTTCAAGACTCGGTATCTTCCTGGGAGGATGTTGGAGTTGCCCAACGGTCAGGTGATGGAGGCAGAGCCGACGACTACAGGGCTGACGAAGGCACAGTTTTCAGACTACGTTGAACAGGTACTGGCATGGGCAACGAATCACGGGTTGACGCAGACGGACGAGATGTCTGTTTTGCGTGCGGCGAACGACACGACAACGCAAGACTCGTCACTCTCCCTGATGGCTCCATAGTCGGACTACAGTCCAAGGCTTACACGATCTACTGTGAGGCTCAGACTGTGTTGTCTTGGACAAAGCCTAAACGCACGGAGTATCTCGAGCGTGTTGAAAAGGCTCGCGGCATAGCAGGCAGGGAAGAACTGGCAAAGGAGATTCTGAGATGGTACGCAGTAAAGCGTGGCTCAAAGCGGTAGCAAGTCTCGACTGCCAGCGATGCGGTCTGGACGGTCAGACACAAGCCGCTCATGCCAACTGGGGCGCATACGGCAAGGGCATGGGGATGAAAGCACACGATTGCTTTACCGCGGCACTCTGTCAGCACTGTCACTTTGCTATTGACCAGGGGTCGAAGATGACGGGAGAGGAGCGGCGGGAGGCTTGGGAGGATGCGTTCCGCAAGACGCTGGTTGCTTTGTGCGAGGCTGGCAAGATTCGCGTGTAAGGTTGGCGTAAGGTTGCAAGCGCAGCATTGCGGTTGTATGATGGCTCGACGCTGTGAGAGGCGCATAGGTCGGGTCTAAGCAGTCTCCATCGGGGACGGTCTCAGACCCGTTCATCACCCGTCAGGGTGGCCCGACCCGGAATTCTCACTCTGGGATCGTCCACCGCTGGAGATTGTTGTGCATCTATTTATGTTCCATCTGGGCGACTATTACGCGCACACAGCGCATTTGTCGCCTATGGAGGACTTAGCTTACAGGCGAATCATCGACCTGTACTACCTCCATGAACAACCACCGTCCGGAACTCCGGAACAAATCGCTCGCCAGATCAGGATGCGTGACCAGTCAAAGGCTGTCACGCAAGTCCTCTATGAGTTTTTCACAGAGGAGGTGGGTGATCCTGTGGATAACTCTACCCAAGTGTGGCGTCACAAACGCTGCGACAAGGAAATTGAGCGTTATCAAGCGGTTAAGGACGGTGGAAAGAAAGGGGCGGCTAAGAGGTGGGCAAAGGGAGGGGATAGCCAGCCTATAGCCCCCCTATCGCCACCCTACGCACCCCCTAATGCTAACCAAGAACCAGTAACCATTAACCATAAAAAGAATAGTGCATCGCGTGGCACGCGACTGCCTACAGACTTTGAGTTCCCCGATGATTGGATTGACTTTTGCAACCAAGAGCGTCCAGACCTCGAGCCGCGCAAGACTTTCGATGCCTTCCGCGACTACTGGATCGCACAGCCTGGGAGCAAGGGCGTCAAGGCCGACTGGACAGCAACGTGGCGCAACTGGATTCGCAACACTAGGGTTTCCCCGAATTCCCAACCTGCCAAGCAAGATCGCAAAATGGACTTGTTGCTAGGCCGACGCCAACCAGACGTTGTGACCGTTATCGATGCTGACTATCAGGAGCGGCTAAATGCACTTAGCGGACCGAGTTTTTGAGAGGTTTGTCGCTCTGTACGGAGCGCAGAAGTTTAAGGTCATGTTTGAGCATGACGACAACGCGATCATGCCAGCCAAGGAAGCCTGGAATAACTTCCTGCAATCCTGCAAGCCAGATGTTTTGCGAAAGGTTATGGACGCTATTCCGCATCAGAAACGCGAATGGCCCCCCAACCTGTCCGAGTTCATCGGGATGTGCAAGGACTTCGACCGAGTAGAACACAGAACCTACGACGCACTGCCAGCCCCGAAGGTTCAGACAGACATTGGTCGGACTGCATTGGCAGAGATGAAAGCAAGACTACGGGTTTCCCCCAATACCAAACTATGACAGACGAGCAGAAAATAGTGGATGCGCTGATAGCCGACTGCAAGGAAATAACGGAGTACCACCTTGCTGGCTATCGGTTCAAGTGGAACGGGAAACAGGTGATCCGCAGGACGATGGCAGCTAGGTTGGAGAGGCTTACGTTTGCTGGGTTCGGGGATCGGTTCCCGGTAATCATCAACGACAACCGGAAAACAAAATGAGCCTGTGTCCTGTATGCGGATCGTGGCAGAGCAAGGTTAAGGAGAGCCGCCGAGACACTCGATACGGATGGAAGTGGCGACTACGCGACTGTTCTAACTGCGAGCACAGGTGGTCAACGTACGAGGTGCCAGCAGAGACGCTGCAGGTTGATAGTGATGGGGATCCGAATGGGAGGTTGGAGCGATGAACCGAGACGACATCACCCGCATGGCGCGAGAGGCTGGGTTCGTTGGGTTTGATGGCGACAACGGCTCCCTGCGCCGCTTCGCCGCCCTTGTCGCCGCTGCTGAGCGTGAGGCGTGTGCTCAGATTGCCTTTAATGCCAAGACATACATCGAAGCTGCCGCAGCCATCCGATCCCGAGGTGAGAAATGAGCATGTCAATGCACGAATACGAACAATGGTCAGTCAGAATGAAACAGGAGAAAGAGATGAACGAATCAAAGGCAAGTATCGGAACTGCATACGTTGAAAAGACCAAACAAGACCCGCCCATAGTTGTACAGATGAACATCTTAGATAAACAACTGTCAGTCTTGCAGGATCTTATCTTTCAGCTTGAATCAAAACTTTCTCCTGTTCTGCAAGAGGTTCCTCCCGCCCCACAAGAACAACCCCCCGGAATCCAAAAACTGCCATTCGGGTCGTCTGTGTTGTTTAACGGATTGCAATCGCTGAATGGACATGTCACCAGACTACAAGCGCGGATTATTGAGATCACAGAGCGGGTTGAGGTGTGACATGGCTAACATAAAACCCGTAGACATCCCCAACCAATACAAAGAATCTGCACACGAAGTTTTGCAAGAGGCGATGGACGAGAACCCGGACACGGTGGTCGTGTTGTTGTTCTGGAAAGCTCGCAATCAATTCATGATCAAAACATCTATGCAGCAAGACAGGTTGAGTTTGATCGGTGCGATTGAAGAGGCGAAGGCGAAGGTTATTAAGGATGGATACGCATCATGAGTGGCGATCACAACATGAATCAGAAACCGGTGGCGTGGTTTCATGAGGAAAAGTACAAGACACATTTCACTACCAATCCCAGCGAAGACATGATTGGGAAGTATTGGCAACCGCTCTACACCGCACCGCGCCAATGGGTCGAACTGACGGACGACGAAGCGCGTGCGCTGGTTAATCGCGCCACTTTCGGCGATAGAACCAACTGGCAGGCGCTGGTTTACATGATCGATGCAAAGCTAAAGGAGAAGAACACATGAACTGGCTACCAGAACACGAATGCTCATTGTTTTTGTCTCATAACGAGCATCACCACGAGAAGAAAACGGTTAAACAATATTACAAAAAAAATCAGTTCGTCAACGATGAAGAATGGCAAAAGGCAATCGCAACTGACAGCGTATGGTCATTATCGTGGTGGCCTGAAACTGGCGGTGGTAGTTACGTTATTACAGCATCAACGCTTGAAGCCCTTCAAACACGGTTAAAGGCGAGCAAATGGCCGTGAACAATATTGGAAAATAAATGCGTAAAGACCCGATCACTGTCGATCAGATTGCAGGACGGATGATAGAACTCGTCCAGCAGCGCAACAGTCTGTCGAGAGATGACCTGGAGTATGTCGTTGAGACAATCGCAAAGCTGAAGGACGAGCGTCTCAAGTCTTGTATTGCAGAACTGATCGGGTGGGGTGACGATGAACGTGCTGAAGTCGAAACCTTTGTTGCAATCGCAATCGAGGTCATGAAGCGAACAAACGTATCAAAGCTGCGAGAGTGTGCAAGGATCGTCGAACTGAGGTACTTAAGCCATGACTTGCCAAAATGATTTCAGACTTGTCGATCAATCAATCACTGAGCATTCTGTTGT